TTGCTCGATGTCTTTGCCACGATTTTCATTTACTATGATCTTTTCAACTTTTGTGGGATCAACCCAAATAAGCTCAAAAGTTTCAGGATCACGTATGTAAATCTGATCGCCATATTTGATGACATTTCTAAATGCCCGCCAAAGGCGCTGCTGCCATTTGTTCAAGCTGCACCACTGCCGTAAAGTGTCCTTCAACAACGTGATTTCTGTATCTGTTAGCTCGTCATGATACACTATGTCAAAAGGATCAGTGTCATTTTCAAAATTCTGTGTGCTGAAATCGCTTATAACATCAAGAGCTTTGCTGATTTCACTATCTAAATCCATTTGTTCATATTGAATATAACGCTCAACTCTATTAGGAGCCCCGCTATAAACCTCGGGCAAAAAACTACTGTATTTGCCGCTGGTTCCTCCTTGCCCACTGGTAGAGTTACCCACTTCACGAGTTGTTCTTGCAGGGCTAGGCACGGCGCTAAAGTATTTTTTCCAAGAAGACATTCTAGTTCCTGATTTTTACACAATATTTATGGTAGGAAACACATGCATAGATATTTTAAGATGCAGATAATCCTGCTCCTTGCACTGGTCGATCAGTTACTAAAGTTGCCAAGCTTGTATTCATGGAACTCAATAGGTCTTTCATGTTTTCATTAAGTTCACGTATGTTTTTCCAAATATTCAAAGTATCAGCTTGCCAATCAGTATTCATACCTTGATACTCAGGTGCAGATGCAGGAGTTTCTGCTCGACCACTCACTGCACCTAATACTCTAGAAAGATTATCAAAGCCTCCAGCACCAGGAGTCAAGCTAATAGCACTTATAACTTCACGGTAACCTGCGCTGAAATCTTTTAGGGCTTGACCAGTTTCACTGTATTGCAAGTTTAAACCTTGACGATCTTCTAACATTTTGTCAATCTGTTCAAGTAACGACATTTGCCCTGCAGCTTGCTCGGGACTGCGTTGTGCGTCTGCACCACCGCCGCCAAATAAAGTTCCGCTGTGTTGATATAGGCCCATGCCTGCGCCAGCTAGACCGCCTAATGCTCCGCCTACTAATGCCCCACCTGGACCTAAAAATGCACCCAACATGGCGCCAGTGCCAGCTAATCCTGCAGCTTGTCCAAGAATATCAAGTCCCGCACCAGTTTTACCATAGCCTGCTCCAGTAGCAGCAGTACCTAAACCTCCCAAGGCTGCTCCTGCTACTAATCCGCCAATACTTCCTCGACCTAACATACTTCCCAACCTGCCAAATCTACCGCCACCTGCTTGGCCTGGTCGGCCAGGTGCGCCGCCCCCTAAACCACCGCCACCTAAACCACCTGCGCTTACTTCGCGGGTATATATGGGATTTTGAGGTGTAGAACCTGGAATACCAGGGCCTATACCGCTAGCGCCTATACCTGGCGCACCTTTTGGTCCACCAAACATTGATACAATGCTTCTAAAACCTTTCACTGCTAAAACTGAAGCACCTATAGCTGCTCCAAAAGCAATAACAGACCCTAATATTCCACCTTGTCCGCCTAGTCCAACAGCACTTGTTATAGCTTTATCAATGTCATTAAATTTTTCTGATAACCATGTAATCCCGTCTGCTAGATAACCCAAAGGTGTAATTAAATAGTTTGCAGCACTTGCAAAGCTTCTAAATATTTCATTATTAAGTTTGTTGAATGCCTCCGTAAGCTTGTTTAATACTTCTTTACGTTTTTTATCCTCTTCAGCTTCTTTTGCACGCTCAGCTTTAAGTTCATTAAGAGTCATACCACGACGTTTAGCTTCGGCTTCCATCTGCTCTAGCTTGTCTTTTTCTGCTTGTTCAACATTTTTAGCATTTTTGATTAAATCACCAAGAGTTCCTGCTAGTTCAGGCATGGCAGCTAGCAGCTGGCGGCGCAGTGACTCAGGTGCAGCGATTAGTGTTTTTGCAAATTGTTTTTGTGCATCTTCATACTCTTCCCCACCTTTAACACTTGCTTCTGCTAGATTGGCAAAACTACCTCCAAGCCCTGGCACTGTGCTAATCAAGTGCTGCATGCTTTCATCAAGCAGGCCAAAGGTGTTTGAACCGGCAAAATATTTTTGTATGTTATCTGCTAGTAGCTTACCACCTTGTTGACCAAACTTAGCCAACTGAGCAGTAGCAGCAATTAAGTTTTCTCCTGCTTTTGCACTCATTGTGCTCAATAACAAATAGCTGCTACCAGTTTTTGTTATACTACTAACAAAGTCTATTAACGCTTTTCTACTCAGTCCTGTGGCTTCACTTACTTTACCAAACTGGTTAATAAGCCCTTGGCTGCTGGCTACAAGTTGTTGGTTGTTTAGGCGGCCGGCTACACCAGCTTGCTGATAGATGTCCACAGTTTGCAAGAACATTTCTGCGCCATCCTGCAAGCTTAGGAGATATTCACCACCATATCGGCTGGTATCTTGAAATGTTTTAATTAACTTGGGAACATCACGCCCCCCTAACTGTGCAAATACAGTGCTGTTTTTTGTAGCTAATGCACCAAACTCCTGTACGCTTAACCTAGCTGTGTTACTGCTTGTGATCAGTCCATTGATACCGCCTTGAAGTCTAACACCAGTTTCATATAAATCACTAAAGATTTTATCAGCTTCTATGAGCTTTTCCAAGCTTTTACTTACTAAGAGTGCAACTGTTGCAAATCTCTGCAAACCACTTATTGCCAGCTTGTTTGCTTTACCTTGTTCCTCAAAGTCTTGGGCTAGTAATTTTGTACTCTGACTTATATTAGTAAAGAGCCCTTGTCCCCCTTGTATGCCTTCCGTTAAAGCTGATTTCCAAACTTGTCCAGCTTGTTGAAGATAATACCGGGTTTTTTCTGAGTTATCTTTTAACTGTTGACTGTTCTCTTCTAAAGCTTGTCTGGCGACCTCCCCTTCCTTGCTTGGGGTTTTAGGATCTAATGCTGTTAGGAGTTTTTTAAGAGTGGTTTCTGTTGCCCAGCCAACATTTCCTTGACTAGCCATCGCAACAAATAATGGATTGTTAGCATTTGTTCCAGACATTTTTTATCACTTCACGGAATTAACACAATAAATATTTCTAATATTTATGGATGTATTTCTCCACAATGAACCCACTTGAACCTTACTTTCGCAAACCGCAAGTTTATATTTCCTTACCCAGCCAAGGTCGTTGGTATAAACCACAAGATATTACTTTAACAGGAGACAATGAACTTGCCATTTATGGCATGACAGCAAGAGATGATGTGCTTTTAAACACACCTGATGCTATGTTAAATGGCGAAGCTCTTAAAAAGGTTATTGCCAACTGTGTGCCAGATGTTCACAACATCAATGCGCTGGTAACACCAGATCTTGAAGCTATATTTGTGGCCATGAAACTAGCCAGCGGTGATGGAACTATAGAAATCAATCGCGATTGTCCCAAATGTGGACACGATTGCAGTTGGGATCTACAATGCCAACCTATTCTTGACAGACAAACTCTTATTGAACATCAAGACGGTGTTGTAGTAGTTGATCAATCATTGGAAATCCATGTTAAACCCTATGATTACAAACAGCGCAGCATATTCATCCAACAAGAATATCAAGAAGAGCGTGCTATAAGACAATGGGATACCTTGAATCCTGACAGTAGTGACTTATTAAAAGCTGAAGTCATGGCACAGGCTATTGATAACATCAGCCAAATTACTATAAAATTGGTCAGTGCAAGTATCACACATGTGAAAATACTACACTCAGGCGAAGTAGTCTCCGACCCAGATTTTATTATTGAATGGCTGCGATCAGCACCGCGAGCGCAAGCTGAAGCTATAATCTCCGCAGTGGACCAATTAAACAAATGCGGTCCAAATAAAAACATTGATGTTGAATGCCCCAGCTGTGCTAATACCTGGCAAGTAACTATAAGTTATGACCCTATAAGTTTTTTCGTCAAACGCTCCTAAGCTTGGATCAAGAAACGATCCAAACCATGCTTGGGAGCATGAATAAAAACGTCATTGCTGTGGAAAAAGACATTGCTAGCTTGGTATATTACATGAACGGTGGATTGAGCTATAACGATGCTTGGTTGTTAACTTCCAATCAAAGAAAAATAATGGTGAAAGTCATTGAGGATCATTATAAAGCCATGAATCCCACTAAAAGCCAACAAGCTTTTTAAGTTGTTGGTGATTCATTTAGTATTTCTTGATGATTTAGTTATTCAGGATTTAAGTGGTTGTGATAAACACAACCACTGAATAACAACTAGCTAAAGCAAGTTGTTATTCTTTTTTATAAGTTATGATATAACATATGCTTTTTTAGCACTCATGTAGATTGTGATGCCATGATTTTCCCGACCCGGAAAAATCATGGGTCGCGGAGCATCATGTGAGTTGCTCAGCCATGCTGAATGCATCCTAGCTCTGTCCAAGAGCAGCGGGCGGCGTGCCTATTTCCCTGCTTGTAGATGCGGATTTTGATTGTTACCAATCCACGCGGTTATGGTTGTCCAAGCTGTTGTTGTTGATATTCAGCCACCAACAACAGCATCACAGATGAAGTGTCCCTCAGAGCTGTGATCCTTTTTACTTTACTTTTCCTGGCCAAGGTGTATCTAAGCTATTATCCTTGGAGTGCAGTATGATATTTCTATCCTTGGGCACTAACGAACTTACTTCGTCACTTATATTGCCAGTATGCAGACTTAAATGTTAACGGCAGGTGCCTGTTGTGTGCCTATCTTAGACCTGGTGTAATTTTTCTAGATTGTGCCCAGGGTTTTTTAGTTTCGTCACGATATTTAATAAGGTATCTATCTCTAGTGGTTCTCAAAGAGATTTGCAAGTTTTCTGAGTTAGTAAAGTCTGGATCAACTTGGCTGACAACCAAAATATCCCAACGAGTGTCTTGAATATTTTGTTCATTTAGCAGCAAAGGCTCACGGCAATAGGGAATGGTAATTTCACTACGGTTTTTCATGGCATTATATGCAATGCTAACCAACTGCCGGGGAATTTGCACATGGCGTTTTGTGGACCATTCATGTTGCGGAAGAGTTTGAACAGGTGTGCGGAGTTCCTCAGTCTTTTGTGCAGCATGCAGGATTTCTGCTTGATGACAAACTTGATTTAGTATTTCCTCTGCCATGTTACGACGCACATCTGGATGTAAATGACACGTTGTAGCAAGAATATTCATGACACTTTCTGTTCCACTGCTCATTTGCCATTGATTTTTATTATTGTAAGCAGTGGACCAGCAGTGCTCAATTTGCTGAGGCCAAGTTTTGCGAGGCTGAGTTTTGAGTTTGTCGCTACTGACAGAAAACTGTGCAGCAAACAACCATAGTTGGCGAACGTTTGTGCTAACTTGCACAAAGTCTTCGGGAAACGCACGCATGCGTATTCCCAACATGTGACTCAAAGCTTGATAATAAGCCAGTTCATTTTTAATGAAATGACCTAAAGTTCTGGACTGACTTTCGGTTGCAGTCAACTCAAAAGTCTTTTGCCAAGTGTTGTTGCGATTATATGCTGAATGACTCATGTTTATTGCGATTCCTGTAGTCATTATTGTATGTTCTTGTAAGTTTGTCAACAAGCTTAAATATTTTTTTTAGGTGAAAAAACATGCCCAGTGCAGGCAAAAACAAAGGTAATACAGGCGAGCGTATAATCGCTAACTTTTTAACTGAACTTTATCAGGCCAAGTTTATTCGTGTTCCGAACAGTGGAGCATTTTTAGGAGGTGCGAACAATCATCGCCAACAACTAATGGATCAAGGACAAATAGCTAGTTTTCGTGCTGACATCATTCCACCCAGTGACATGAGAGGTTTGGTTATTGAAAGCAAGTTTTACAAAGAGTTTCCTTTTAGCAAACTGTTGAAAAATGAAAAAATACCTCTATTAGACGGCTGGATCAAACAACTGGAAGAAAACATTACCAGCCAAGATTTCA